CTGACGCACTCTTCACATTCATAGTGTGGCGTAACGATTGTAAACAGGCGTGGCATATTGACGCAAATATTTTACTTGACTGCGAAGTAAAAGAAGTGTCTAATAGAAACATCAGAAAGGGTGAGAAGTTCTTTCACATTAATGTGGAGGATGCCTGTCTCATTGAGGTAGAATGACAACAGCTATAGTTGATATTGAAACAGACAGTTTGAATGCAACAAAGATACACTGTATCGTAGCAAGGAGTTATGAAACAAATAAAGTTAAGGCGTGGGTAGGGCAGGAGTGTTCAGAGTTTGCTAGTTGGTCGCAGCAGATAGATACCTTTGTAATGCACAATGGTATTAGCTTTGATGCTCCTGTCCTGAATCGCCTACTTGGATGTAATATAAAGCTCAATCAAATACGTGATACTCTTATTGAGTCACAGCTTTACAATCCAATAAGAGATGGTGGTCACTCTCTTGAAGCTTGGGGTAAGACCCTTGGCTTTGAGAAGGGTGACTTCCATGACTTCTCAGATTACTCTCCTGAGATGCTGGAGTATTGTAAACGTGATACAGAAGTCACACGTCTTGTAGCACAGAAGCTAGAGAAAGAAGGTAAAGCTTTTAAATCTAAAGCCTATGAGCTAGAGTGTAAGGTCAGAGCTATCGTAGATAAGCAGCAGAAGAATGGCTTTGCTTTTAAATTAAAAGAGGCTATGATTCTACAAGCTCAGTTGCAAGATGAACTACATGAGCTAGAACGTAAAGCAGAAGAAGACTTTGAACCAAATGTAATTGAATTAAAGACCAAGACTAAGTACATACCTTTTAATATAGCAAGTCGTAAGCAGATAGCTGAGAGACTACAGGCTAAAGGGTGGAAGCCCAAGCAGATGACTGATAAAGGTAATGTAATTATTAATGAAGCAGTCTTATCAAAGATTGATATGCCCGAAGCTAAAATGTTTAATCGGTACTTCTTATTACAAAAGCGTACTGGATTAATAAAGTCATGGATCATGGCTTGCGAAGAAGATAACCGTGTACGAGGTAAAGTAATGACACTTCGTACTATAACTGGAAGGATGGCTCATGCAGTTCCTAATATGGCACAAGTTCCCGCTATCTATAGTCCTTACGGCAGAGAATGCAGGAGCCTATGGACAGTGGATGATGAATCTAAATATCGTTTGGTAGGTGTGGATGCCAGTGGCCTTGAGCTAAGATGCTTGGCACACTACATGAATGACCCTGAGTATACCAACATCGTATTGACGGGTGATGTACACACAGCTAATCAACAAGCAGCAGGACTACAGACCAGAGATCAAGCCAAGACTTTTATCTATGCCTTTCTCTATGGTGCAGGTGCAACTAAGATTGGTAAGGTAGTTGGTGGTGGTCCCAAGAAAGGACAACAACTAATAACTAAGTTCTTAAATAACATGCCAGCCCTAAAAAGATTAAGAGAACAAGTAGCTATGTGGTCAGTTAATGGTACGGTTCCTGCCCTAGATGGTAGGCTACTACACATTAGGTCAGAACATGCTGCAGTTAATACTTTACTTCAAGGTGCTGGTGCTATAGTATGTAAGCAATGGCTTGTTCACATTATGGAGCGAGTTATTAAAGCTAAGTTAAATGTCAGATTGGTTGCCTCAATACATGATGAATATCAATTTGAGGTAGCTATACCTGACATAGAAAGATTTTGTAGGCTAACAAAGGAGGCAATGACACAGACAACAAAGACACTAAAGATGAAGTGTGAATTAGACTGTGATTATAAAGTTGGAAAAACATGGGCAGAGACACACTGATGACAGATCAACTTGATCTTTTTAATAACAATAAATCTATAAAACTTGGTGATGAAAACAAGTTATGTATAAAATGTAATAATGTAAAGCCTATAACTTCTTTTACAGCTAACTGGCATAGGGCAGATGGTAGCACATCTCGTGGAAATAAATGTAAAGAGTGTACTACCTCAGAATCATATATTCTTAGGAAGTTAAAAGAATCAACACCCCCTCCTCCAGATAATTATTGCTGTCCAATCTGTAATATTTCTTTAGAAGGTTTAAAAAATAAAATAGATGCAGATAATAAAGCATACAACAGAGGAGTTTGGGTGTTGGATCATGATCATGAGACAAAAAAATTCAGAGGATGGCTTTGTAATAAATGTAACTCAGCCTTGGGCTGGTTAAACGATGATATTAATTATGTGAGGAGGGCTTTAAATTATTTAGAAAATTTTAAAAATAACAGTTGACAACCTCTATCAGATAGTGTATACTGATGGAGTTAAAGTAGTAGACAAATATATCAACAGCCACGATGGTGTGGCACTAAACACAAAGGATACTTTTAATATGCCTATTCAACCTTTATATCTAACTGGTAAATGCTATTGGGCCTCAGTGATTGAACCTAATAGTACGTTTGAACCAGCTTGGCAAGTTGATCTTTGCCTTGATGAAGATACTAAAGCTTTAGTCCAAGAAGCAGGGCTAACAGTACGTAATAAAGAAGATGATCGTGGCGAGTTTGTCACGTTGAAGCGTAAGGTGCAGGGTAAGAACGGCCCACGTCAAGCACCTTCGGTAGTGGATTCCCAAAACAATCCTTGGGATAAGAAACTTATTGGGAACGGTAGTGTGGTCACTGTTAAAGCCCTTCCCTTTGAGTGGAACTATGCAGGTAAGTCAGGTAAGTCGGCTGACCTTGCAGCAGTTCAGGTAGTTGAGTTGGTTGAGTATGGGGATAAAGGCTTTGATGTTGTTGAAGGCGGCTATGTCAATCAAGCAGCGGCTGAGATGTCAGACGATATTCCTTTTGGTAACTAGGTGAAGGTGGGGGTGTTGCATTTTGTTCGGTGGTGTAACACCCCCATTTTATTATGAAAAAAATTGAAACATTAGTAGAAGATATCTATGATCTTTTTAATTTATCACCTATAGAGAGGGACGAGAAAGAAGTAGATGAGCTTATAGATAAGTTTGGTGATATGCTTAAAGTTCATATCAAAGAATTTATGTATAGCAAACCAAGAGATAGTGGGAACCTAAGACTATCTGCGATAGGTAAACCCAATAGACAAATATGGTATGATGTTAATACAGAAGCAACAGAAGAAAGTTTACCACCAAGTACAAGGATTAAATTCTTATATGGATATATCCTAGAAGAATTACTTTTACTTTGTGCTGAAGTTGCTGGTCATACTGTAGAAGCACAACAGAAAGAAGTAACAGTAGAAGGAGTACGAGGTCATCAGGACGCAATTATTGATGGGGTTCTTGTGGATTGTAAGTCTGCTTCTGGTAGAAGCTTTGATAAGTTTTCAAAACATACACTAGCAGACGATGATCCCTTTGGTTATATAGCACAGATATCTGCCTATGCACAAGCCAATGATATAAACAAAGCAGCCTTTCTTGTTATAGATAAATCTACTGGTAAGATTTGCTTAACACCAGTTCATTCAATGGAGATGATTAATGCTGGCAAGAGGGTTAAGGATCTTAAAAAAGTTGTGGACAGAGACACTATACCTAATCGGTGTTATGATCCTGTACCTGATGGGAAGTCTGGTAACTATAAGCTTTCTATTGGTTGTGTTTATTGCAGACATAAAACTTTATGTTGGTCTGATGCTAACCAAGGTCAAGGTCTTAGGACTTTTAAGTATTCAAATGGCAATAGACACTTGGTACAAATTGCGAAGATGCCTGACGTTGAGGAAGTAATTAATTAAGTATGCACTGGAAGTACTACAAGAAGCCTGACCCTAAGAAACACTTTGGGTTTGTATATCTTATTACAAACAAGAAGACAGGTAAGGCTTATGTGGGTTGCAAACAGTATTGGCATCCGGTGAAGAGAAAGAAGGGTAGTTTCAAGGCAACCAAGAGAGAATCCAATTGGGTTATCTATATGGGTTCCTCTAAGTTGCTGTTGGAAGATATCAAGAAGCTAGGTAAAAGAAGTTTTAAGTTTGAGATAATATCAGAGTTTAAAAACAAAAGAAGCCTGAAGTACTATGAGCTATACTACCAGATGAAGTATAATGTTTTATCCTCTACCTTGGAAGGTACAGATGAACCAGCATATTATAATAACTATGTAGGTGGTAAGTTCTATAGGCCAGTACAAGAGTTTGAGAATGAACCTACAAGATTTAGATAATATATTAAGCTTACAGTCAAAAGCTTTTACAAATTCAGAGAATATTTTATTCTTATCAGTTATATATCAAGCGTTACTTGATGCAACTGAACCTAAAGTTAAGAATGAAAGGACAAGTATAACATCTATTAGGAAGCAAGCAAAGGCTTGGTTCTTTGCATCAATAGGTGTGACATGTCAAGACTTTGAATTTATCTGTGATAATGCTGGGCTTAGACCTTCAATGGTTAGAGAGTTTGCAGCCTATGTTATTAATTCAGATGATGGGGATGAAGCTAGAAGTAAATTAAATCTTATATGGAAAGGAGCTAATGATAGTTAGATGTCAGACATGCAAAGCGATCATGAGTTTATTCGTGAATCAAGAGACAATTATATCTTGAGAAGAATGAAAGAAGACAGAGAACAAGTGATGGTTGAATCTGATGAAGCTATACTGGACAAACAAATAGGAGGAGATCATTACAAAGATTGTAAGATACAACCCGTCGAGTACATACATGCTAATGAATTAGATTACTTTGAAGGTAATGTAATTAAGTA